TTGAGCGAGGTATTTCAGCCTGGGGGACCCGGCTAAATTTGTGATTCATGACACTAGGATTCATTTTCTATGTTCCTTTTGAAGTCCACGCCGTTTCCAACTGGACGTGGAGTGATTGGCTCTATGGTGCCGGATTGATCGGAATATTCACCGATGCAGAACAGCGTGTAATCGCTGGTGTGTTTCCCGAATGGTGTTTCGGGATTGTTGACTGCGTCCGAGAATCCTCGGATCGCGGTTGCGTCATTGCCCATGAAGAAGGGCGTCATATAAGCTTCTGCTTTTGCATCGTGTACTACGTAAATTCCGTGTTTCATTCTATTGGTCTCTCTGCTCTGTTAAGGGATGATTGCGCGCATATTTCGCGCACCGCAAGACGTTCGTCTGTGTTATTCCATGCTTGTTGTTTTCCTTTTTCTCTCCTGTTGTCTTTGACTTTTTCGAACATGCCGGGATTCTGTTCCTTTAGTCTTTTGAGATAGTAACTCGGGGTTTTCATTTTTTGACCGTTGATGATGACGTAATCATGAGGGAATACGTCAGATGAGAATTTGTTATACCAGTCAACGGCGATCCCGGGTTTTAGTGACATTGCGTTATATTCCGGCTGTATTTCGAATACTTCGCCGGTTTTCTTGTCGATTTTGATGTAATGATCTTTTGCTTGATCTCCTGTTATTTTTTTCATGACGTAGCGCGCCACATAGGCTGCAGTTTTGAAGTTGACGTCAGTGATTGTTGAGAATCCGAACGGCCATAGTTGTTCGAGGGCTGGTGATCGCCAATATTTGGCGTTGTTTTTTTCCTCATAGAACCATTGATCGCGGAATTCGAAGCCGAATAGCAGAGCATGAAAATGCGGTCTGCCAAGTCCGCCTGTTTCCTGATTGGTTCCATATTCGCCAGCCATGTAGTAACGAATCCTATTTGGGTAAAAACGCTTTCTCAGGCGTTTCATGAATTTCTGAAAATGCTCTTTATGTAATCCACCGTCTTCGGGTAGATATTTGTCGTTGTAGGTCAACGTGATGAAACAGTTGTGCTGGTGTTGGGATGCTTCGTGCATACAGCGAACCGCCCATTCTCTGGAGCGGGATATTCGGCATCCTATACAGCCATTGCAGGGAACTTGAAGCATTTGTCCTGATGATTCGTTTCGTTTGAACGTAAGACCGCCGCCTAGCTTGCGATAGCCCTTGATGGGCTTATAGCAGGCCATGCCATCCGCCTAGAGGCGGTATCCGCCGCGCATTGGCGTTGGCTTCCGGTTTTTTGGGTGAACCTTTTGCGCAGTCCTAGAGAACAGTTTTTTGGAACTACGTTTTTTCATTTTCCTACGTTTTGCCATTTTTTTAACTCCTGTTTAGTTTCATTGAATCCGGCCTGAGTGCAAGACGGTGTCACCTAGCACAGTTACAGTCAAGTAAATTGTAACTGATCGCGTGCGCGCGTGGCACGTCACGCATGCTTTTGTCAATCATTTTTTGTCGCTCCGCTCTTAGACGCTTCGCTCGGGCTTTCGCCCATGCCTTCGGCATTGTCTGCATGATGGGTTGGGGTCTGAGTCTTCTCAGAATCGCCGTGAGCGGCGTTTTGGGTTGTTGGCGGTATGTTGATATTAAATGCGGATAAGATGCCCTCAGCTTCCATTTCGTGAAGCCTGTGTTCGTCTTGTAGGGCATCGAAGATACCGCCTATGGTCTGATACTTTGTCCGGATGTCGCGCGGTAATTGCTCGAATAAGGACTGAGCTTCTGCCAGAGCAAATTGCGTAGACTGCCAGTCTGCCGGTTCATCGCCGTACACTGGAGTTTTCCCTTGAGGCAGAAGCCCAGTTGATCTGAAGCGTGCGAGTATGTTTTCCATGTCGCATTCGCCTTTGAATGACTGCTTTGTCATTGATGGCATGTCGCTAAATATTTTTTGAACTCTCATTTTTTCTTTCCTAGAAGTTTGAGTAAGCCTGCACCTGGTATCGCCGAGATTGCACTTGATGCCTGGGGGACTACTTTCTCGATTGTCCGAAGTTCGGGGTAACGAGTATATATTTTGGCGTCGAGTGCATTGGCTACATTTTCATATTCCAGTGCTTTCCTTGTTGCTTGTTCCGAGAGTTCTTTTGCATGCCAATATCGCGTTTGCGCGTTGTTTAGTGTCGCAGTCTGATTGGCTTGATTTTCCTGAGCCAGTTTTAGCCCTTCATTTGCCCTTTCGGTCTGGGTTAATTGCTTTGAGTATTTTATCTGCTGTTGCGTTTGCCTTAGCGCGGTTGTTGCCTGTAAAGCATTCAAAGCTGAGTTGACACCCGCGCCAGCCACATTTTGCATAGTAGCTGATGCTCCTGCCGGACTGGATGCAGACGAATAGCCAGCTAATATCGGGTTTATCCCTGCGGCTTTTAGATCGTCCATTCTGCGTTGAACTGCCGTGTTGGACATTCGTTCCTGAAATCCCATCTGTTCCCGAGCAATCCTGAGATTCGCTTTGTTTGCTGATTTGGTTCCGAGTGCAGAGAACGCTCCCCCTATGAGAGCGCTCCCTAGTGATGCTATCAATGGAACTGCTAAAGGTAAGGCCATGATCAGAACCTATCGATATTGCCGGGTACGCCGAACAATGGCATAGGACGAGCGCACTTGAGATCGAAATAGCTATCGAATAGAAATTGCGGTTCTTCGGGGGTGGCGATAATTCGTGCAATGGGTGGGTCATCCTCGATGAACTCTGAGTTAAGTGACGGTGAAGATGCGAAATCTTGTGACAGATGCCATATATCCAGTGACTCTGGTGCATCTGATCGGAATAAGCCTGTAATCATTGATGGCTTATATCGGTACTCGGCATATCTTTCCTGATAGCCGAATATTTGTCCGTCTGGATCGCCGCTTTCGTCTTCGGAATATATCTCCCAATCGAAGACAGCTTGTTCACCGACATTGGCTAGAGCAGGCCAGTAATAGGAGTATCGTGTTCTTCGGAACCACATGCGATTAAGACCTTGCTGATAGGTAAGATCGGCTCGGACATTCACCAGTCCGATGATGACGCAGTGTTCCGTAAAGGATTTTACAAATCCGTGGTTGTGTAGATTGGCAGTGCCATAAGCTGCCAAATTGCCCTGTGGAGTTTCAGTGCCGGGCGCCGTTTGCTCAACTGGCTTGATATTGATCCGTGAAGATCCGCCGCCGAGAAACTCTGGACGCTGGAGCCGTGCGTCCGGTGAAGTGACGCCGAAGTGTGCCTGTATTACTTCGGTGTATCGTGTTCCGCCTCGCGCATCGCGCTCAAGCATTTTTTGAAGCTGGAAAGCTGTACGTAGATCGTTGATGTCTGGGATGCCTGCAAAGAGCCCGCCGGTTTCAACTGTTAAACCGGGGTTAGCCCAGAATAGTGGTGTTTCATTCGTGACGGTACCTTGCCATTCGACATTCTTGTCCGGTTGCCCGAGCAGCTGGCCTGCTTGACCGCCACCCTGAAAGGTTGGGACGCCTGTTGAGATTAATTCTCCTGTTGTCGTGCCGGGTATTTGTACCGCTTCGCCCTTTTGAGGCCACGGTAAGCAGGAAGTGAAATAGTCATGTCGTTTTCCACGCCTGAGCAGCTGGTACCAGCTGGGAGTATCTCCGACGTCTTCGACTGGGACTTTTACCGGTTCCTGTAAGTTTTGATCTCGGAACCATTCGTTCCAGATCAGATTGTATGCTCGAAAATGGAGTGTATTAACGAGGTTTTGCCCTGAAGCATGGATGGGAATACCCATGTAGTCATATATTGAGCCGGCCTCGGCTGATGCATCGCCGGGATCGATGCGCATATTTGGAACGACATATTCCTGAGTGTCTCCCGGTGTTTTTTCTTCGCCCATGAAGTTTTGCCAATGCTCCCATAGAAGCCGATTTGGCACGGCGAAGAAGAATGTTTCCATGTAGAGGTTATCCATGACCGGTTTGATTGGCGTTGCCATCCTTGCGAAGCCGGTCATTTTGAGGTTGAAGGTATCTCCGGGTAGGGCTTCGTCGACGTAAATGGGTACGAGATACCCGGCGTCGAATGTTGTTTTGTGACCGTGGGAACGATCGAAGCTTGAGCGAGGTATTTCAGCCTGGGGGACCCGGCTAAATTTGTGATTCATGACACTAGGATTCATTTTCTATGTTCCTTTTGAAGTCCACGCCGTTTCCA